GGGTGACAGGCGAAATCGGCGTTGGGGCACTCGACGATTTTTTTACGGGAGGATTTTCGGCCAACTTGGCTTCTATCTTCCCAATCTCTTTTGCCTGCAAGAACGGTGACAATCGGGCGATACGGTCGGCTTCCTTCGGGTTGGAACCAAGATAGTAAGCCATCTCGGGGCCAATGTCGGACGCCTGGATCGTCTCGGCCATCACTTGCGTAATCGGAAGACGAGGGTTGTACGCGACCTGTTCAAAGTCTTCGTACTTGTCTCGGGCCTTCTCCTCGCGCTCATGGTAGCTTTCAAGAACTTCGGCCTGCTGGCGCTCTGCTTCCCGTCGCGCGACCAGTTCCGCAGCCTTCCGTTCAGCCAGCGCGTGTGCGTAGGCTTCAGGGGACTCGAACTGCTCTTGCGTTGGGGGCGTAGCGGGCAGCTCGGGTGTTGCCACCTTCAGCTTCTGCTCCCGTTCCCACTTGCGTTGCTCTCTTGCAAGGCGTTTGCTGATCATCGCATCGATTTCAGCCTGGGTGAATTTCTTCTCCTCAGTCTGTTCGGGTTGACTTTCAGCTACTTCCGGCGCGTTTTGTGCCTGATCCGTGGTGGCCGTCACCTCGGGGGCTGACGCGGTTTCAACTTCCGCTAAGTTTTGAGTTTCCTCAGTCATTGCATGTTCCACAGGAACCCCGGTCTACTGGGCCGGTACAGTTTTATACTACACCCGATTGTTGGGGTGTCAAGATGGTTATAGAGCCATACCTGTTCCGATTAAAAACAGTATTTTCAGTGTGGCGCTGCTCAACGTGATCGAAGATCCAGTTGTATTGGTGGCAAGCACGCAGAAATAATCTGCGCTCCCAGTAGTGGCTGGGGTGACTGTCAAAATTAGACCAGGTTTGTACGCATTTGCAATGCTTGCAATAGCAGTTGAAAAGCCACCGGCCCAGATATTTGATGCGTATTGATCGGTGATTAACGCAGTAGTTGTATTGGCGTTGATTGTTGCAGAAACTGTTTTGGTAAACGCCAACACATCATTAAGAACGGTAGTGTTTGTTCCAGGCGCATCGCCCGTAAGAGTAAGCCCAAGATTTCGACTAAAATCTCGATAAAGAGTGCCGCCCACAGTTGTGTTGTACAACTTCAATCTGGACATCCCAAAAACTGAATCGCCACCGAGTATTGAGTTGTACACATGAACATCCTGAATGGTTGTTCCAGTGCCTACGATGTCATCTTTGGCGGTGGTTCCGTACAAACGGTTCGCACGCAAAGAGTTTGATCCACTGCCGAGGTTAATACCACCTGTGCCGTTAAAATAACACTGTTGAATAAATGTATCGCAGCTTATGAGGTTCAACGCGTATGCGGTAGGCACACCTTCAAAATAACAGTTGTCAAAAGTCAATGGATCGCAAACTTCAAAATATCCTTGATGACTGTCTGTGTTGCCTTCGATCGCGCAATCACGGAACATGATGTTTTTTGACACAATCGTAGGCTGGCAATACACCCCGTACTCGTTGGTGATAAGGTCAAGTTTATAAAAAGTCAACGTCGTGACATACCCGCTGTCCTGAGACGCAGAATATGCGGGGACAATGTGAATACCGCGAATGTTGTTTTTTATGATACCAACTTCATAGTCCAAGAAAAAAATGTTATTGACGTACAAACCATAAAACATTCCCGAAATGTTAACGTCACGAATTGTGATGTATCCGGTAAAGCCGTATTGATCGGCAGAGTCCCAGCATTTAATTCCTGTTGCGGTGGTGGCGTTGATGCCGTTTAACGCAAGCCCTGACATGGATGTATGACCAGGCATGTTGAAAAACACACCGCTAAACCCAGTCTCATCGCAATTAATGATGGTTCTGCTTGAACCAGCGCCAAACACATTTTGGCCGTCTTGTAGTTGAAGCGACCCCGTGATTAAAAACGTTCCTTCTGGAATAAAAACGGTTTTGCCCGTCGCCAAAGCTGCGGCAAAAGCTGATTGTGAAGAAGTGCTGCCAGTGGCGTCTGCGCCATAGTCAAGCACGTTTACCACTTCACCAGCAATCATCGAATAAGAAACTTTTGTAAGAGACATTTTTATCCTCAGACGAAGTAAGTGCAAGTGAAAGCGATGTAGTTACCATATCCACTTGTAGACAATTCCGTAGAACTGAACACAGGATTGTTTGTGGTTCCGTTTTTGAATAGCCGCAGTTGAGTGCCAGACGTAGTGACTCCGACGGGCAAAGCAGACGGCGAGTTATAGTTAACGGTGTCGGGGTTTACCCACACATTGCCAATACAAGTGGACGCCGCAGAAAAAGGCAGCCCGGTGATATAGACCTGACCAGAACCGCCAGTTATGCTGCCAAGCGTGTAAAAATAACCCGTTACAGTCACTTGACGACCTACACGGGCGTATGTGCCGTTGGAATCCGCGATTGTCAACGCTGTGAAATTCCCGCCAGCGGTAGTCAAGCCAACAGTCCAAGTACCTTCTTCGTACCAGTTCAGCAACTGGCTGGTCATGCCCGCCGCGCCGGTGTTGGCGGTGAAGTTGATGCCTTTGGCTGCGGTGGCAACGGTTACATTTCCGTTAGTAAAAGAAAACGTGCCAGACGTATACATGTCCAACACATTTGTGTTGTGGTTGTACGTTACCTGCCCGGGAATTGAAGCATTGTTGGCGTTGTTAAATCCAATCCAGCCTTTTCCCGTAGAGTTGGTAACAATAACTACGCCGCTGTTATCGCCGGTCGTTGCGGCTGCACTACCTACAACCGCGTCAAACACGCTGTTTTGCCCGCTTGCGTTTCCCACATTTGCGCTTAACATTGAAACCGCGCGCCCGGCGGTTAAATCGCTGACGGCAACTTTTACAGTTGCTCCACTTTGAACAATCGGAAGAACCTCAGTTCCAGCAAGAGGGATGCTAGAAGAAGTAAGTTGCGAAATTTTTTTGTCAGCCATTTTATAGTTCTTTAAATTTCAAACGAAAACGACATGATAAGAGTCGTTGTGTTTGTAAAGTTTGCATCCGTCAAAGACGTTGCTGCTGTCGCCCCTGGCATCGTCAAATAAATTCCATTGCTCAACGCTGGAGTGCGGCCAAAAATTGTACCTGAAACAGTTGCCATGTTGTCGTAATACCCGACATTGGACGGGCAATCAATCGCACCAGAACGAACAACTTTTGGAATACCTGTGATAATTGCTTGCCCCGTACTGGAGCCTTTGTTGGTCAAAGTAATTTTAACTTCGCCCGTCAACTGATTTGCAATTCGTTGATAAGTTCCAGATTGAACGCTATATGCAGTACCAGTGGAACCACTACCAAATTGCAATGCTGGCGTAAATGTTCGATCCATGTCAGCAATACTGCCAGCATTGTTGTACACGATTGGTACAAACGTCACAGATGGCTTGTTGACGGCATAAGACGGTGAACCTGTTACAGCAACAAATGTGTTGCCGACAACTTGGTTGGACTCGTCGGCGTACGTGCCGTAAGTTACGGGTTGTTTAGACGTCTGGAAATAATTGTTTTGAATCACACAACCATAAGTGGTTGCGGTGCCAGATGTATTCTGACCAAGATAAATGGACACTCCTGATGCGCTTGCACCATCTTCAAAGTAGCAATTCGTGACACGGACGCCAGCCGTTCCGTTGTGAATTGCTATGTCAGTCGAACTTGCACCACTGTTGTTCTGGAAATTGCAGCTGTCAACATATACACCAGCAGCTCCAGACAACTCCAAAACATACCCCGTAGTAGTGTTTGCGGCAAAAGTGCAATTTGTAATCCAAGTAGAGTTAACGGGCGTGCCAACTATGGTGCTGGTTAGTCTTAATGCGCCAAGAGTGTTATATCTAAAAAGAATTTTGTTAAACCAACAAGTGTAGTTATCTACCATGTTGATTCCATATTGACAAGAATCAATGATGCAATTGTCAATAATGAATGATTGACAAGGAATAGTTGTAACTATTCCATTGCCAACGAGATTTGATCCATCAATCCACAAATTTTTAACGCCGCCATTGCTTACCGTCAAAGTAACAGCATTAAATGTTCCGTGAGGTTGTATCTTTGACCCTTGAAAATCAATGTATTGATAAGTTGTTGCTAAAGTAATTGTTGAAGTGGTTTTGTATGTTTTTCCGCTAGATGCATAAACGGTCAATCCAGTATTGATAGCCGCTTGAATAGCAGCAGTATCATCGGCCACACCATCACCCACAGCGCCAAAATCTTTGACGCTTACATATTCAGACAGTTTTGCCTCAACGTTAGTCGCTACAGACCCCGTAAACGGCGGCGTGTAGGACACCTGCGACGCGTCCACAGCACCAGCGCCTTGCTGCTGCGTGGAAGTGAACTTCACCTCGGCACCAACATGCAGTCCGCTGATAAACGTCACCGTGGTGGCGTCCGTCTCAAGATAGGCGTATGTTGCCCCAGGGCCATACTGATTCACGCCATCGACGAACACCGACAGGCTATTGGTGCCTGGTTGGTACTGCATCGTAGTCAACGTGAAGACCGTCTGCCCTGCGGTGGCAGTCTGAATCTCTTGGCTGTTGGTAAACGCAATATAGTTGCTGTTGATGCCGCTGATGTTGTCGTATGTGGCAATCGTTACATCGTTGGCGTCTTTGAGGATGAACTTGTAGTTGATGCCATCCGTCAGCCAAATCTCACCACCCGACGGCACGCGGCCAGCAGAATCCAGCACAATGGGGTTCGTCCACGCCGTTGCGCCGTTTGACGAAGTATAGGTAGCCGCAGGCGTTGTGGTGCCAGCCGCGTAGCTATACAGCTTGCCGCCGGTCAGCGGTGCGCTGCCGCTGTTGTTAAAAAACTGGGCTGCGACGCCACCGACAGGGGAAAGGTTGACAGCCATGACGTGTCCTTATGCGCTCAATGCAGCAACTTTGTCTTGGAAGGCTTTAACGCGGGCTTCGTGGGCTGCGACCTGCGCGGCCAGACTGGCGCGCTGCTGTTCGGTTTCGGCTTGCGCCTTGGCTTGGGCGGCTTCGCGGGCTGCCAGCGACTTCTCGCGGGCGTTTAGCTCTGCGAGCTGCTTCTTGGCTTCTGCCACAGCAGCAGCGGCCTGTGCCGCGTCCTGCTTAGCCTTTGCCGCGTCTGCACTGGCGTCAGCCTTCAGCTCGTCTGCCGCTTTCTTCGCTTCCGCGCGGATGACCGCAGCGTTGTCTTTGGCAGATTCCAGTTCGGCCTTGGCCTTGGCGCGGTCAGCAACAGCGTTTTCAACCGCACCCAGCGCGCCCTGACGCTTTGACAGCTCGTCACGCACTTTTAGCAGTTGCACCAAATCCTTGGGCAATTGCTTGGTAATATACTCAACTGGATCGACAGAAGTGTTTTCGTTGAAGATGTCCATATCGACCTCAAGAGTAGTAAGTGACGTTCAGCTTGGCCCCGCCGGTCTGCTCGATGAACTGAATCTGGGAGAGATCGCCGTCATACTGCAAGGTGACACCGGAAGCCAAAGGCATACCTACACTTGATGTAGGCGCCACGCCATCGTCACGCCAGCGCACTGCCTGGGCTTCAGCCGTGATGATTGCAATACGTGGCGTGCCAGCCAGTCCGGCCAAGTCTTTTTGAGGCACCGTCAGTTTCGTGGCCGAACTCAGGCTCGTAATCTGCTGATACCCCATTACAGAGGTAATTGCTTTGAGGTTGATTGCCATGTCAGAACCTTTCTGTGATAGACCGCAAACGAATTATTGTCTCACCCACACCAATGGTCAAGGTGCCGACGTACATGCCGTTTGGGCCATATTGTACGCCCGCCCGCACATCAGCGGGGTACGGGTACAGCGAAATGTGGTTTGTGGAGCCGCTAACAAGCGCTTCCTGCCCCTGCAAATCGCCTGTTGCGTCAAAAACATGCTCTCGGTCGCCAAACCCCGCAACTTCCGAGCCGGGGCCGTAAACAGCCCCTGTAGCGTCAAATGCACGATACCGGTCAGCAGACCCAGAAATCGCTGCGCCCGCGCCGACAATAATGCCGGATGTTAAATGCGGGATAACCGCCGCTTGTCGGTCTGCGGAGCCAACAACTGCCGCCCCTGGGCCGGTAATCGCTCCCGACGTAGCAAAAGCACGAATCCGGTTAGCCGCGCCGGAAACGGTTGCCCCCGCCCCTGTTACCGCGCCTGTAGTTGTGTGCGGGACAACCAAAGCCTGATGGTCGGCTGCCCCGACAACCGTGCCTGTTTGCCCTGGCAGTGCCCCGCTGGTGGCAAATGCCCTGAACCTATTGGCCGATCCTGCTACGGTTGCCGTTTGCCCTGGCAGCGCGCCCGTTGTGGTGTGCAACGACTGATGCGCCGCAGTGCCTGCGACTGCTGAACCGGGGCCGGTTATGCCGCCTGTGGTGGCGTGCAGATAGAAATGCGCCGCAGAGCCTGCTACCGTCGATCCGGGGCCGGTCAGGCTACCAGTAGTGGCGTGAGTCGCCGCAACGTTGGTGACTAGCGTGGAGTCGAACCACGCCCGTATATCGACCGGAAACCAGTCTACAGCGACTAGTTCGGTGTCGAACCAGCCTTCAGCCGCCATTGCTTAACCTCTGTAGTTAAACAGGCGGGCTTGAACGTAGGTGTTCGTACCGGAAAACGCTGTACCGCCGTTAAAGCTCACCGACAGATACGAGTTTGCAACCGTCGAGTTAAACCCGCCGCCAACAGTGGTAATTTGACCTGTTCCAGACGCTCCTGTATTGGTCAAACCCGTGGCTGCAAGTGCGTGGTTAATCATGGCTGACCCCACCATCACTGCCGTTGTTCCAGACCCGGCAGAGCGCAACGTACCCACGATAGTGACCTTGCCCGTGTCCGCCGCAGCGGTGCCAGCGCCGAACGTCATTGTGCAAATGGATGCGTCAGCCGTTGAGCCAGCGGTGCCAAAGCGAATGTTGAATATTGGCGTGGCAACACCAGCCGCCGTCTTAACCATGTCCAGTTCAACGATGTACTGGACGCCCGCAATAGTCACGCCGGAAGGCAATAAAATCGAAGATCCTGCCAACAAGGTATCCGTAGCGTAACCCGCAGATACCGTTGAAGTGCTGCTGTTGAAAATGATGGGTGGTGTAGATGTTGCTGTAAAAGCCGCACCTTGAGCATCATGGTGCGTCCAATCCCCGTTATCATCGCAAATCAGGTTTTCGCCCGCCTTGAGCGTCACACCCATCAGATCAACGGAGTTGGTTCCGTCAAAATGCTGCACCGTCACCTGACACGAAGTCGTGGCGTTGTTGTTGGTGATGGAGATGAGCTTGACGTTACGCTGCGTAGACGCTGCTGGCGAAGCCACAATAGTTGTGGTTGCCGCCGTAGATATATTTGTGTTGGTGCGTAGCGGCGTAATCGTGCCGGATGTGTTGTCCACAAAAGACGCATGGACGGTAATAGTAGACACCGACGCGCCGGTAACGACGCGAATAATGTCACTGGTGCTGGTTAGCAGCAGCATGTTAGGCGCTCAATGCGGTATAGGTCAGGCTAGAGCAACTTACCGTATCACCCGCCGCCACCGTCAGGCCGTTGGTCATATTGATGTCAGACGCCGACGCAGCCACCGAACACTGCACGACCACCGTGCCGCCACTAGTTTGCATTGTGGCGAATGCCACCGGAGATGCATTGCCCGTGGCGTTGGTGTCAGCAGTAATTGCGTTGGCTGTAGCCGTACCGCCTGAAGATGCGGCAAATGCTGTAGCCGAAAATGACAGCGTAGCCACTGCGGTGCCAGGGCTTGCCACCGTAGACGGTGAAATGCGAAACACCAGCTTGCCGCTGGCACCGATCAGCGCGGTAACAGCGTCAGTTGCTGCGTTCCGGGCTGCCGTGCTGTGAGTTACTGCCATTTTGAAGCTCCTTTAGCTTTTCTTCGTCCAAGAAACCGACCAATTCGACTTCATCGACTTTTCCAGTTTCCTTGCGTGTGATCTGAAGTTTGAACCGCAGCTCACCGGCTTGTCCACGCAGGTTGCTCATGCCAGAAACCTCAGTTTGTAGATCGTAGACAGGTACAGACCCACGATTTCGTCAATGATGTTCTGCAACGCGGTTTCGGTCTTTTCGCAGACCTCATACCGGGCTTTTTCAATGTCCTCGGCTTGGCCCTGCAAAAAATCAAGGATATTGGCGGTGTTTTTAGCGTTCATTAGCGCAATGGGGCCAATCAAGCCATGTTTGCCCTGATACGCCTCGGCAAACTTGTCCGCAAGGTCGATTACCTCATCGTAAAACGTTCCCAGAGCCATGTGTTTGGAGAAACTTCGCGTGTTCAGATGCACGGAGTGAGCCACATCACGGGCCAGAAACAGCATACCTATAAATTCTGCGGCTTTCATGCTACACCTCCTTGCGGAACGACGTTGGGCATCGGAGTGGCTTGCTGGGCCTCCTCCTGGCGCTCCATAGCAGGCGCTTCCGCAAGCTCATGTTGGGGGTTTTCTTCGATTGGGTTACGCATTTGGGCTGGCGGGATCAAATCACCAACGTCGTGAGCCGCCGCCATCGTGCCCATAACGATGTCTTGTATCTGTTCCATGGTCATGCCCGCCATCGTAGCCGAAATGCGCTTGGTTTCCGCGTCAAACGCCTTGATCTTCGACTCGAACTCCCGAATTTGCACTTCGCGGGCCTCAAACGACTGGTTGACGTTTTGCAACATCTGGAACATCTGCTGCATTTCCTGTGCCATCGCTTGAATCTGCTGGTTTGCAGCCTGCAAGGCGGGATCGTCGTCTTCGTTGGCAAGCAGTTTGGGGTCGATGGTCTTGCGAAGGCGCGCCGCCATCTCTTGGGCGCCAGGCCAATCCATGTTTTTGACAAAAAGGTCGCCCGCCACAGCCCACAAAGCCGGATTGCCTTGCAGAATCTGCGACATGGCGTCCATCGACTGCTGGCGCTTGGTCATGTAGCTCGGGCCAGTAGTCACCACAACGTCGTATTTGCCCACAGACGGGTTGTAAATCTTCTCGATGACAATGCCCGTCTGATCGACAATCTTCTTGACCGGCTCTGGCTGGCTTGGATCGATTTTCACCATGCTGGTTTCGTTATCGATGCCAATGATGCGGGCAATCCGCTGAGTGTCGTAGATTTTCGGGATCAGATCGACCAACTGACGAGTGACATACCGCACGGCACGCGCCAGATTGTCCACATAATGGTAGGTTCCTACGTCTGCCTGATGCTCACGCGCCAGAATAGCCTTGCCAGAGCGTTCGTTGGACGCCTGACCAAGGGACGCATCATACTGTCCAGTGGTTGTTTTGATGTCCTCAGAAGCGCCCAGTTTGGCTTGTATGAGGCCCGTTTGGGGGAGCGGGGGCGCTGCCCGTTGCGGGAGCGGCAAAACGGCCCCTTGGCCGTCTGTAACGTCCGCATTGACCTCCAGATACGGCCAGTTTTGCGTGTTGGCCGTCTTCCACTGGAACTCATATCCCTCGAACTGACCGCCGTAACCGATAAACGGTGCCTTGGGCGCCAGCGCAAGCATCTCTGCTTCCTGGGATGTCCAATAATTATACATCCTTTGGGCGTCCTTGGCGTTACGCACGATGCCCGAGATGAAGATGCGGCCATCCACCTGAAACTCGTTACCCACCACGCGGATCACCGGGATCCACTGCCCTGCCCACTCGCGCTCTTCCAACACCTCGAAACCGTTGGTTTTCATCCACATGATGCGCTTGCGGTCTACCTCACGCTCACGCATGGGTGCCAGGCCCATCGCACGCATGGTCTTGTCCTGCGGCGAACCCTTGAACGCAGTCTGGTTGCCCGGATACAGGTACAGCGTGTCCTTCTTGTGGTCGATGTAGAAGTACTCGGCGATGCGGATCGTGTCCTCGGTGATCCACTGACTGATGTCCTGATCGCCGATGCCTTGCGCCATGATGGACGACAGCGGCGCGGCGTCCGGGTAGAGCCGCTCGTACTCTTCCTTCATCAGGTCTTCAGTGATGAAGCACCACTCAGCGTCCGCGCCGCACGGGTCTTGAATCAGCGGATCCATGTATACCGAGAAACTGTTGCGGATGCGGGCTATCTTGATGTCCTGATCGAAGCTGTCCTCGTAGCAATACTCGGTCAGAATGCGAATGTAGCCCTCGCCGTAGGTGACCTGGTTCTCGCAGGCGGTGTCGTAGGCCACGTCCGCGTCCGAGTTCACCTCGATGTGGCGCACCATGCCGTCCAGCACCTCGGCGACCTCAACGTCGGCCTGATCGTTGACGGGGATGACCTTGCCGCTGGGGCGGTTCTGGCGCTGCTCGTTCGTCACCTGACGGACGTGCTGTGGCAGCTTGTTGATGGTCAGGCACGGTCGCGCGTTGACGGTCTGGCCCTGCACCGAGCCACGGGTCGCCAACACGTCCTGCGGCCACTGCCATTGGTTGTCCGGCGAACCCGCCATGAACCGCAGATCGTCCAGCTCATCCTCGCGCGACTCCGAGTACGCGCCAATGGCCTGCTTCAGCCGGTCACGCATCAACGCCATCGTGTCGCGGTGGTCGCGCTGGTCAGAGCTGCCGCGCGCAGACACCTTGCCTGCGCCACCAATTCCTGTAGGGTCTTGGTTGATTGTTGCCATTATTTTTTCTTGACTGCTGCTGGTTTGGCTTTGTTTGCTTCACGCTTGACGCTGTACGCTATGGCAACCGCCTGCTTCACGGGTTTGCCTGCGGCCACTTCAGCCTTGATGTTCTTGCGGAACGCTTGCTTTGACGTGGATTTTACGAGAGGCATGGTTAGCACTTCCACCGTTTAAGGGATGCTTTGGCGCGTTCGGCTGGCCCCTTGGCGTTTTTGACAACGCCGGTCATACGCGCACAGAAACTAGCCTTGCGGCCTTTGTCAGCCGCTGTTTTGGGGCTGGGCGCGGGGGCTTTCAGGCTGGAACCCGTAGCGGCATTATACTTGGCTCGCCCTTTTGCCGTAAGACCCGCGCCTTTGGACACCGGCAACTTCTCACCCCGCCCAACAGATAGCGAAACGCCTTTTTTTGCCATTAAGCACCCATCCAGCTCGTTGTCACACCGTTGGCGTTGTAGCCGCGAACGGTTGGTTTTTCCACATACTGCCGATGAGCGACCGGGAACGCAAACGTCACAGCCAGCGCATCGGCAGCGTCGGGAGACGCCAGCCCTCGGGCTTTCATCTCCTTCTTGCCTTCCAGAAAAATTGTACCCGAAGAGTTGGGTTTTATGGTAGGCCCGGTCAAATCCGACTTTAACGCCCTATCGTTGGGAATGGAAGCAGTTTTTAACCACTCTTTCATCGAACCCCACAATTCAGCCCGTTTGTTGCCGTACATGATGGGATTCTTCGCTTTCCAGCCAAAGTTCACGCCCCGAACGACCTTGTACCGCTGCTCATGCAGCCGGTCAAGTATCCCATACCCCAGCCCGCCTTCGTCCAAGACCACCAGCGTGGGCTTGTACTCTTCAATAGCGTCGATTACCCGCCCCACGATAGCCATCGTATCCTCGCCCTGGTAGCGATGCAGCGCCGTCAGGTCGCGGCCCTGCCGCACCACTATCACGGTCGAGTCCGCGCCGCCCCTGGCGGGATCCACGCCAATGATGATCGGCGCCGTCTCGTCCTTGTACCGTGGCCGCGCCGCCGCGTCGGCAACGTGTGACGGCGAGATGAACTGATCGTCGCCAGTGCTGGGGAACTCACCATACACCTCAACGCGCGCCTGTGACGAGTCCTCGCCGTACTCCTCGATGATCTGCTCATAGACCGCCTTGTCGGTGTCTTCTACCGTGCGGGCGTCCACCTGCCGGGTCTGCCAAAAGTCGCGCTTGGCGTGGAAGCACTCGAAAAAGTACCCCGTGTTGCGCCGTGGGTTGCTAAACGCGAACCAGTACCTGTCGAGTATGTTTTCCGTAAAGAAGCCCGCCCCCACTGACCAGATGCCGTCAGGAATACCGCTCGCCTCGTCAAAGATCAGCATCATGCCGTCGTGGTTGTGCACGCCCGCGTAGCTGTCAGGGTTCTCGTCGCTCCACAGCTTACCCTCGGCGGCCCAGTAGCGTGTGCCTTTCTTGAGGTCGCGCTCCACGATGTCGGTCAGCCACTTGGCTGGCGTCAGCTTGGTCGCGCTGATCTCCCACCAGTGGGCGTTGATGACCATCGTTGACCACTTGGTCAGCTCACCCCATGTGACTGAGCGCAGCTGCGCCTCGCTGTTGGCGCTCACGATGACTGAGCTGCCGATCCGTGTCGCCAGCATCCACAAGATGAGCCACGATACCAAGGCCGACTTGCCTATCCCGCGCCCGGACGCCACGGCTGCGCGCAGCGTGTTCATGTCCAGTTTGCCCCGGTTGTGGCTGATGTGCGCCTTGATGTCGCGCAAGACCTGACGCTGCCACATGCGTGGCCCCTTGTACTTGGCGAGCGGCGTGTTCTCCTGCCCCCACGGGAAGGCGAACAGCACGAACGCCTCGGGGTCGTCCTTGACCGCCGGACTCCACAGCCGGGTCATCAGAAGCTGCTCGTCTTCAGGCGCGTAGATGGGCTTTTGCATTACGCAACTTTTTGATGCGCGATTGACGGCGTGGTTTCACGTGGAACTTCGCGAGCAACTTCGCGGGCAACTTCAAGAGGCACAACACTTCCCTCAATGACGCGCGACTCAGCCGCGCGCAGGGCGTCAATGACGCTGATGCGCTGTTCTACCTCGACAGATATGGCCTGCTTGGCTACCCAGCCGTGAACGTGCTGGAGGATGGCAAGCGCCGCCTTGGCGTCGCCCGCCCGCGCAGCGTCTTGCAGAAGCTGGCTGTTCTCGCGCTCGTTGTCGGCGCGCCCCTTCTGTTCGGCCAGTTCTGCCATTTGGTCGAACTCTTTAAGTCGGCGGTACTCCACGGGCAGCAGTCCTGCTGACAACGCTAATGCATCATTCTTTAAACCTAAGTATGCAGCTTTATAGATGCGCTCCAGCGTCGCCTCTGTGGCGCGCACTTCTCTAACAGAAAGAGGAAGACTCTTGAACATGTATGTAAGCGACTTTTTTTGAGGTGCGAAACAGCCTAAGTGACTTAAGTTGCAACTGTAAGGGATTTGTTGGGTGTTTTGCAATAAAATTTCAAAATTTTGCTGACACCTCCTGCGCGCGACCAGCCGACCGCCGGCCCTACCCGGGGGGTCAGTAAGCACTAACCTACACGCCCGCAGCACCTGGTAGGCACCAGGCAGCCACCAGGCCACCAGGCAGCCACCAGGCCACCAGGCAGCCACCAGGCAGTCCGATGCCGTTGTGTCGTTTAGGTCACGGCTCGCAGCGTGACCTAAACAACCTTACGCGATCGGCAGCGCTGTGCGCGGTCTTAGGTCAATTGGGTCAGCTAGTCGGAAAATTTCAGTCGCTGGCGCTCCACGGTTACAGTGTGGACTCGCGCGAGATTTTGCGCGGTTCTGCCGTCATTATTGTACTACTGTATACATATACAGTATATTTTATTTTATCAAGTTTAAGATGATTAAATGACTAAATAACTGAAGAACGGAAAAAAGCTTTTTTCCCCAATGCCTTGGCATCGGCAACGTCATCATCTGGCGCAGCCCAAAAAACGCCCAACTGACACAAAAAACGTGGCGTCTGTTGCGACACTCATGCGCTGCGCGCGTGAATCAGCAATTTGGGCCACCGAAAAAAAGACTGCCAAAGTGACTAAATTGTAACAAAATGTAACAAGCCTATTGACGGGCTGCAAGACAATCCCTTACATTATCACCACCGCGCAATGGTGCGCGAGACAACGATAAAGGGACACTAGACTATGATCACCATACAAAAAGCAGCGTTAAAAGCAGCATCCAGATTCGCACCAAAATATGACGTGCGTTATTACCTGATGGGCGTGTACGTGCAGGCCACCACGACGGAGACGCGTCTAATAGCGACGGATGGGCATACAATGCTCA